TCACGGTCTGGTTCCTTTTGAGATGTACCCATTTCAAGAGAAACTTGTAAGGAACTTCCACGAAAACAGATTTAATATCTGTAAGATGCCTCGTCAGACGGGTAAATCTACAACTTGTGTTTCATATTTGTTACATTATGCCGTATTCAACGATAATGTGAATATTGCTATTCTGGCAAACAAAGCATCCACAGCAAGAGATCTACTTGGAAGATTACAACTTGCATACGAAAACTTACCGAAATGGATGCAGCAGGGTATTATATCTTGGAACAAGGGTTCTCTAGAGTTAGAAAATGGATCAAAAATTTCATCAAACTCTACTTCTTCATCTGCTGTCCGAGGCGGATCCTATAATGTCATCTTTTTGGACGAATTCGCGTTCATCCCGAATCACATTGCTGATGACTTCTTTGCCTCGGTTTATCCTACTATTTCTTCTGGTCAGAGCACAAAGGTAATTATTGTTTCCACCCCACGCGGTATGAATCACTTCTACCGTATGTGGCACGACGCTGAGAAGGGCAAGAATGAATATGTGCCTACAGATGTCCATTGGTCTGAAGTGCCTGGTAGAGACGCTAAATGGAAGGAGCAGACGATTGCTAACACTTCAGAGCAACAGTTCAAAGTTGAATTTGAATGTGAGTTTTTAGGATCGGTTAATACTCTTATTAATCCAACAAAACTCAGAAATCTTGCTTATGATGATCCAATCAAGAGAAATGCTGGTCTTGATGTTTATGAACATCCTAGAGAAGGAAATAATTATATGATGACAGTTGACGTTGCTCGTGGATTAGGGAACGATTATTCTGCATTTATTGTTTTTGACATTACTAACTTCCCGTATAAAGTTGTTGCAAAGTATAGGAATAATGAAATTAAGCCAATGTTATTCCCAAGTATCATTTATGAAGTTGCTAAAGCATACAATGAATCTTGGTTATTAATAGAGGTAAATGATATTGGAGATCAAGTTGCAAATATTCTCCATTTTGATTTGGAATATGATAATGTTTTGATGTGCTCAATGAGAGGTCGTGCTGGACAATTAGTAGGATCTGGGTTTAGTGGTAAAAAATCCCAACTAGGTGTGAGAATGACATCTGCGGTTAAAAAGTTGGGATGTTCTAACTTAAAAACTCTGATGGAAGATGATAAATTATTAACTATTGATTATGATATTATTTCAGAACTAACAACATTTACTCAAAGGCATAATTCCTTCGAAGCTGAAGAAGGATGTAATGATGACTTAGCAATGTGCCTTGTAATTTTCTCTTGGTTAGTTGCTCAACCATATTTTAAAGAAATGACGGACAATGATGTTCGTAAAAGAATTTATGAAGAACAGAAAAATCAAATAGAACAAGATATGGCACCATTCGGATTTGTTCTCGATGGATTAGATGAGATAGATTCATTTGTTGAGGAAAAAACTGGAGATAGGTGGTTATCTGGAAATGCTGGTCGCATTCAAAGTGTTGAACTGGAAGCATGGAATACTGATGAATATGGTGATAGATCATATATGTGGGATTATCGTTAATGGATCTAAACGATCAAATTAATATAGAACATATATTATTTTTAGATAGAAAATGTAGAGTGTGTGGAGAAGTAAAAAGTTTGATGGATGATTACTATTTGACAAGAAAAGGTAGAGGTGCTTTTCCATCTGCATATTCATATGAGTGTAAAGAATGCACTAAAAAGAGAATTATTGAAAATAGAAAAAAGGTAAAAACTATTTCTGAGTGTGAATACCCTGACTGGTAGTACTGTTCATGGACAGTTTCCCCAATGAAAGTAGGTTTTTTAATAAATATTTCTAGAATAATTCTGGATAACACGGAGAATAAAGATGCCGCTAAATTTAGCATCTCCTGGAATTGTAGTTAGAGAAGTTGATCTAACAATTGGAAAGGTTAACACCGCTGCTAACAAAACTGGAGCACTGGTTGCACCATTTGTTAAAGGACCAACTGATGTACCTGTTTTAATTGAAACCGAAAATGATCTTCTAGAAACTTTCGGTGGACCACAGGATACTGATAAGCACTATGAGCACTGGCTAACTGCCTCTGCTTATCTGCAGTATGGTGGAAATCTTCAAGTAATAAGATCTGATGACACTGATTTAAGAAACGCATACGTTGGAACTGGTTCAGGTATTAAGATCAAAAGCACTGAGCATTATAACCAATTAGGTTATGATGTAAATGTTATTCCAGAGAAAACAGTTGTAGCAAAAAACCCTGGATCTTGGGCAAATGGTCTTAGAGTTGCAATCATTGATAATTTTGCTGATCAAATCATTACAGTGCCATCAGCAGGTGGATATCAAGTTGGATATGCACTGACACAAACTCTTTCAGGAGCAGTGGCTGGTGTAGGAACAACTAGTACCTTAAGTGGATATCTAAAGGGCATTATTACTGGGGTAGGAGCAGCTTCTGGTTTATCAACAAACCAAATTGCAGTCAAAGTTCTATCAACAGTTGTAGGATCCACAGAAACTGCAGTTGATTATCAATTAAATGGTGTATATACATTTGCTCCTGGAAACGTAGGTGCAATTGACAATAGTGGTATTCCAGGGGTTGGACATACTGCAACTTCTGTTTCTGACTGGTATAATAACCAAACTGTTGCAATTTCAACTTCCTCATCAATTTCCTGGAATAATATTGCACCAAAACCAGGTACTTCTGATTATGCCGCTAATAGAGGATCAAGATTTGATGAAGTTCACGTTGTTGTAATTGATGGTCAAGGACTAGTAACTGGAAATAGTGGAACTATTCTTGAGAAGCATCTTGCACTTTCAAAGGCAAAGGATGCTGAATTTTCTGCAGGTAGCCCATCAAACTGGAGAAAGTATCTTGCTTCAACATCCAAATATCTATTTGCTGGATCTCAACCTAGTGGAGTAACTACTTCTGGATTTGGAACATCATATAATTTGGTACAAAACGGTGGATGGGACCAAAACGCAGAAGGAATTAAGTTTAATGTTGCTGGAAATCAAAATCTAGTTCTTAACGCTGGTTTAAATTATAACGGTCAATCTGGACTTACAACAAGTGGCGCTCTAACAGCTCCTCTTGAAAATATTTCAAATGGATATGCCCAATTTGAATCCACAGATCAATATAAGGTAGATTTTCTACTGATGGGATCTGCAAACTATGCGAAGGAAACCGCCCAAGCTCTTGCAAATAAACTAATTGCAGTTGCAGAAGCAAGAAAAGATTGTGTTGCCTGCATTTCACCATATAGAGGTGCATTCTTAAGTGATGGTTCAGTTGGTACTGTCACCGTATATGATGGTGATACAATCACTGATAATGTAATTGGTTTCTATTCCCCAATTACTTCATCATCTTATGCAATTTTTGATGGCTCTTATAAGTATGCTTACGACAGATTCTCAAATACTTTCAGATATATCCCATTCAATGGTGATATTGCTGGAATATGTGCTCGCACAGACATTAACTTCTTCCCATGGTATTCACCTGCAGGAACAACGAGAGGTGCTATTCTAAATGTAGTTAAATTAGCATACAATCCAACAAAAACTCAAAGAGATAAACTTTATAGCAACAGAGTTAATCCAATCACGTTCATCAGTGGTTCTGGAGTTGCACTGTTTGGTGATAAAACTGCTCTCGCTAAATCATCAGCATTTGACAGAATTAATGTTCGTCGTCTGTTCATCTATCTGGAAAATGCAATTGCTGCAGCAGCAAAAGATCAACTCTTTGAATTTAACGATGAACTTACAAGAACAAACTTTGTAAATATCGTTGAACCATTCTTACGTGACGTTAAAGCAAAGAGAGGAATTTATGATTACGTTGTTGTTTGCGATGAATCAAACAACACAGCTGCTGTAATTGATGGCAACGAATTTGTTGCTGACATTTACATCAAGCCTGCAAGATCAATCAATTACATTGGTCTTACCTTTATTGCCACCAGAACTGGTGTTTCTTTTGATGAAGTCATTGGTACATTCTAATTTTAAAAGAGGTTAAAAAAGATGGCAACTAGGAATCAATTAAATCCACCACCATTAAGAAAAATTACTGACTTCAAGAGCAAGTTGTCTGGTGGTGGTGCCAGACCTAATCTCTTCGAAGTGATCTTATCATTCCCAGCAGCTGCTCCAGCAGACGCCAATGTTCTTGATAAGACAAGATTTCTTGTTAAGACTGCTGCTCTTCCAGCATCCAACATTTCACCAATCGAAGTTCCTTTTAGAGGTAGAACTCTAAAAATTGCTGGTGATAGAACTTTTGATACCTGGACAATTACAGTTATCAATGACACCGACTTTGCAATTCGTTCAGCCTTTGAAAATTGGATGAACGTAATTAACAAAGTTTCTGACAACACTGGTCAGACTAATCCTGCTAATTATCAAGCAGATGCATATGTCTATCAACTCGATCGTGACGGATCAACCTTGAGAGCATATCATTTCTATGATATTTTCCCATCAAACTTAAGTGCAATTGATCTATCTTATGAATCTGGTGGAGATATTGAACAATTTACTGCTGAAATGCAAGTTCAATGGTGGGAAGCAATTAAGGGCAACAGTCCTGCAGCAGGTGGAATAGACATCAACTAAATAAAATATACAAGCAGTTTAAAATTATAAAATGGCGAAACTTTTTGGTTTTTCGATTGACGATGGCGAACAAAAATCCAAATCTATAATTTCCCCCGTCCCACCTAACAGTGACGACGGGGTTGATAATTATATTGCTAGTGGATTTTACGGGCAGTATATTGATATTGAGGGTGTTTATAGAACAGAATATGATTTAATTAAAAGATATAGAGAAATGGCACTTCACCCAGAGTGTGATGGTGCCATTGAAGATATTGTAAATGAAGCAATTGTTAGTGATCTTTATGATTCTCCTGTAGAAATTGAATTATCTAATTTAAATGCGAGCGATAAACTAAAAGAAGCTATTAGATCAGAGTTTAAATATCTAAAAGAAATAATGGACTTTGATAGAAAGTCCCACGAAATTTTTAGAAATTGGTATATTGATGGAAGACTTTATTATTTGAAAGTAATTGATGTAAAAAATCCCCAGGCAGGTATTCAGGATCTAAGATATATTGATCCAATGAAGATGCGTTTTGTTCGTCAGGAAAAGAAACCAACAGATAAAGATATTATTTCAGCACAATTAAGAGAAACTAGTAAAGTATTTTATCCAGAAGTTGATGAGTATTACATTTATACTCCCCAACCAAATTATCCAACAGGTCTAGTTTCAAGTGCTGGTGGGCAGAATAAAGGACTTAAAATTGCAAAAGATTCAGTTACTTATGTAACTTCGGGTCTGGTTGATAGGAACAAAGGAACTATTCTTTCATATCTTCATAAGGCAATTAAGGCACTCAATCAACTTCGTATGATTGAGGATTCTCTGGTAATTTACAGACTTTCTAGGGCACCAGAGCGTAGAATTTTTTATATCGATGTTGGTAATCTTCCTAAGGTAAAGGCAGAGCAATACCTTAAAGAGGTTATGTCTCGCTATAGAAATAAACTTGTTTATGATGCAAACACGGGAGAAGTCCGTGATGATCGCAAGTTTATGAGTATGCTTGAGGATTTTTGGCTTCCAAGAAGAGAGGGTGGGAGAGGAACTGAAATTACAACACTTCCTGGTGGCCAAAATCTTGGAGAATTAACCGACGTTGATTATTTCCAGAAAAAATTATACAGATCACTTGGAGTTCCAGAATCAAGAATTGCTGGTGGTGGAGATGGTTTCAACTTAGGTCGTTCATCGGAAATTCTAAGAGATGAACTCAAGTTTTCAAAGTTTGTTGGACGTTTGAGGAAAAGATTTGCTCAAATGTTTAATGATATGTTGAGAACGCAATTGATTCTCAAGAACATTATTACTCCAGAAGATTGGGAATCTATGGAGGATCATATCCAATATGATTTCTTATATGATAATCAGTTTGCCGAACTTAAAGACGCGGAATTGATGAATGAGCGTTTAGGTCTTCTTGCAACTATAGAACCTTATATTGGAAAATATTATTCTACAGAATATGTTCGTAGAAGAATTCTTCGTCAGACCGATGCTGAGATGCTTGATATTGATATGCAAATTCAAAAAGAAATTGAATCTGGTATAATTCCAGATCCAAATTCAATTGATCCAATTACTGGACAACCACTTGCAGGTCTTGCAGATGCCGGTGCCATGGCAACTGGAATTGATGCAAATGCTGCAGCATCTGATTTAGGTGCAGTTCCACAAGAACCCAACTTAGATAAGCAAGGAGCAATTACAGATGCTCAAGCACAAAAAGATGCTAAGAAAGCTGAGATATAAATAAAAGATAGACATATATTAATTTTATGGAAGAAATTATCGATTTGATTGCTACTGATTCAGCAGCATCTAAAGTCTCTGACAGAATAAAGGATGTTCTTTATTCAAAAGCTGCAGAGAGAATTGATGCTTCTCGCCCAATTGTAGCATCTTCATTGTTTGGTGAAAATGAACCAACCGACGAATCAGAGGATCAAGAATAATGGCATCACATAAACCAGTTGGTCTTGGAACCGTAGTTGCAATTACAGCATCAACTGCAGTAGCATCAACTTCTTTTACCGTCCAATCGGATACTTTAAGAGTAGTTGCGGTTTCTGCTGGAACATTTGTTGCAATCGGAACTAATCCAACTGCAACGGCAACAGACTATTATGTTCCTTCAAACGGAACTGCAACTCTGGCTTTAAGTCCAGCATCGAGCAGAGTTGTTGGAATTATAACAGGAACAACCACAACAATTACCTTTCCAGAAGGAACTGGATCTCCATTTGTGGTCGGAGATTATGTAACTTTAACTTCTGTAGGACAACCATATTATAATTTTATACATCAACCTGTTACGGCAGTCGAAGCGGCTAGTGGATATAATGGATATTATTCCACGAGAATTTCTGTTGCCACAAATACGATAGGGGTTGTTACTGCGTTTTCTACTGATGGAGATCTAAGAAAATCAGTAAGAGTTTCCACCTATGGAACTGGATCTGGAACATTACAAATTCAACAAGTTCAAATTTCTGGAGACGCATAAAAATGAAACTCATCACAGAAGAAGTATCGCAGGTTAAGTTCATCACCGAAGGTAAAGGTGCTGATAAGAAAATGTTTATTGAAGGTATCTTCCTTCAAGGTGATATTTGCAACCGTAATGGCAGAATGTATCCAATGCAAACTCTCGCAAAAGAGGTAAGCAGATACAATGAAGCATTTGTTTCTAAGGGTCGTGCTCTTGGGGAACTAGGTCATCCCGATGGTCCTACCGTCAATCTTGACCGTGTTTCTCATAAGATTGTTTCTCTGGAGCAAAAAGGAAGCAATTTCATTGGTAAGGCACAACTCCTAGAAACTCCAATGGGTAAGATTGCAAAGTCCCTTATTAGTGAAGGTGTTTGCCTTGGTGTTTCTTCTCGTGGTGTTGGTTCATTAAAGATGACCAATGAAGGTCATAAAATTGTTGGTGAAGATTTTATGCTAGCAACTGCTGCAGATATCGTTGCCGATCCTTCTGCTCCTGACGCTTTTGTTCAGGGAATTATGGAAGGTAAGGAGTGGGTTTGGGAAGGTGGTATTCTTCGTGAAAAACTCGCAGAATCTACAAAGCGTAGAATTAATACCTTAGTAGATTCGAGAAAACTTCAGGAACACAAAGTGGAATTGTTCCAAGATTTCTTAGCAAATCTTTAATTTATAAATAAATATAGATTATAACACAATCAATCAAATGTCCGTTGGTAGAAATTTACAAGAAATGGAAAACGTAGTAACCAAAGGGGCCGCACCTGCTGATCCAATGCAGACTCTGACAACAGGTATCGCACCTGGTCAAACTGGTGCTTGGGAAGATCTAGGTGGCCCTACAACAGATAACTATCGTCCAGACGACGATTCAGCAAAACTTAATGTTCCTGGCAAAACTCTTGCTCAGGTCAAGAATGTTGTGAATGCAAAAGCTGCCGCTGCTGATCCTATGCCAACAATGGCAAAGGAAGAAGTTGAAGATGAAGAAGAACTCATCGACGAAGAAGAACTCGAAGAGGATGAAGAAGTAGTTTCTGAAAAGGCATACTACGAAGGTGGTGAAAGTGAAAAGGGTGAAAAGGAAGCGCCAACCAAGAAAGGCAAAAAGGATGAGGGTGGTAAGCATAAGGAAGGTAAGCATCCAAAAGGTAAAGAAGAGCCTGGTGAAGGCGATAGCGGAGAAGAAGATGATGACATGAATGAAGAGTTTGACATCGAAGAAGATGTCAATGCCCTTCTTTCTGGTGAAGAGCTTTCTGAGGAATTTCAAGAGAAAGCACGTACCATCTTTGAAGCAGCAATCCGTTCGAAGGTTGCTGAAATTAAAGAAGATCTACAAGCAGCATATGAAGAGCAACTCGTAGAAGAAGTTCAGGCAATTAAGTCGGAACTCACTGAAAGAGTTGATGCATACCTTGAGTATGTTGCTGATGAGTGGATTTCTGAAAATGCACTCGCAGTTGAGCACGGTCTTAAGACCGAAATGACCGAATCATTCCTCCAAGGAATGAAGAGTCTTTTTGAAGATCATTATGTAACAATCCCTGAAGATAGATATGATGTCATCGAGAGCATGGTAGATAAACTTGATGAAATGGAAGAAAAACTCAACGAGCAAATTCAAAGAAATGTTGCTCTGAATAGAAGATTAGCAGAGTCAGTAACCGAAGTAATTTTTGCAGAGGTCTCTGAGGGTCTAGCACTTTCTCAGAAGGATAAACTCGCTTCTCTTGCAGAAAATGTTGAGTTTGATGGTGAAGAGAACTATCGTGAGAAACTGGTAACTCTGAGGGAATCATATTTCCCAGTAAATACTGGTACTCAAAGAACAGTTTCTGAAAATCTTTCTGAAGAAGTTGATTACAGCGGCAACGTAGTTGTTGAGGGTGTAATGGGCAGATATCTTCAGACGCTTCAGAGAGTTTCAAAAAAGTGATTTTTAAATCATAAACAAATCAAACTAACAAACAACACTTTTTAAAGAGGAAAAACAAATGCAAATGTTCAATGCAGAACAATTGCAGGAGAAGTGGGCACCAATCCTTGACTATCAGGGACTCGATGCAATCAGAGATTCGCATCGTAGAATGGTTACCGCCGTCCTGCTCGAAAACCAAGAAAAGGCACTACGCGAAGAGCGTGAGTTCCTTTACGAAGCTCCAATCACTAACTCGACTACCAGCAACACTGGTACTCCTGGTTTCTCAGCATCTGCTTCGTCACCTGCTGCAGGTTTCGATCCAGTTCTGATTAGCCTAATCCGCCGTTCAATGCCTAACCTGGTCGCTTATGACCTCGCAGGCGTTCAGCCAATGAACGGTCCTACTGGACTCATCTTTGCGATGCGTTCACGCTACAAGACCCAGACTGGTACTGAAGCTCTCTTCAACGAAGCAGATTCAGCATTCTCTGGTCAGAGTGCTTCGTTCAACCAAACCAGCGGTGCAGTTAACGCAGCAGTTGGTCTTGGTACTACTGGTCAGCAAGGTTCAAACCCAGGTCTTCTCAACCCACAGGCTTCTCAAGCATACAACACCTACAACGTAGGTGAAGGAATGAGAACCGACGAGGCTGAATTCCTTGGTGGTGACACTGGCGCATTCAACGAAATGGCATTCTCAATCGAGAAAGTCACCGTTACCGCTAAGTCACGCGCTCTGAAAGCTGAGTACTCATTAGAACTCGCTCAGGACCTCAAGGCAATCCACGGTCTGAATGCTGAAGCGGAATTAGCAAACATTCTCTCAACTGAGATTCTTGCTGAAATCAACCGCGAAGTAATCAGAACCATCTACAAGGTTGCTGAGTCGGGTGCTCAAACCAACGTTGCTACCAATGGCACTTTTGACCTCGACGTTGACTCCAACGGTCGTTGGTCGGTTGAGAAGTTCAAGGGTCTTATCTTCCAAATCGAGCGCGATGCCAACGCAATCGCACAAAGAACTCGTAGAGGGAAGGGTAACATGATCCTCTGCTCTGCTGACGTTGCTTCGGCACTCACCATGGCAGGTGTTCTTGATTACACCCCTGCACTCAACGCTAACCTGAACGTTGATGACACTGGAAACACCTTCGCTGGTGTTCTGCAAGGTAAGTATCGTGTTTATATCGATCCTTATTCGGCAAACGTATCCAACAGCCACTACTATGTTGTTGGTTACAAGGGTTCTAGCCCATATGATGCTGGTCTGTTCTATTGCCCATATGTACCCCTCCAGATGGTACGTGCTGTTGGGGAGAACACCTTCCAGCCTAAAATTGGCTTCAAGACCAGATACGGTCTCGTTGAGAACCCATTCTCACAAGGAACCACTGTTGGTTCAGGTGTACTCACTGCTAATAGCAACCGCTACTACAGAAGAGTCCGTGTCGAAAACCTTATGTGAGCCTTTCTCACAGGTCAATCAAGAGGGTCTTCGGACCCTTTTTTTTATCTAAATATAATTAAAAAGACTTATGAAGTCATTTAAAGAATTTTGTGTAGATGCGAATATTCAAGAATTTTGGAATCCATTTGCACCAAAAGCAGAACCATCTCAACAAGTTCTTGCATATAAAAATTACAAACCAGGTGTTTTAGATAAATCTACTGGGCAATTCACCCAAAGACCTCATACTGGGGAAGAACAACAGAGATATGGTTGGAAACCAGTAACAGTAAGTTCATACAGTAAAGCAGATACTCCTGGATCTTTAACTGCAAGTGGAGAAAGATTTAATGATAAACAAAGGTTAGTTGCAGTTCCTTATGCGTCAAAAACAACAAATAGACCATCTTCACCATTCGGAACTAGGTTGCAAATGACTACTGCACCAGGAACGAAAACTCCTGTTGCAACAACAAGAGTTTCTGATACGGGAAATTTTGGACCTGCAGGAGATTATAATAAGCAAACAAGTTATGATCTTGCATTACAAACTGCTAGAGACGTTTCAGGAAATCCAAATATAACCTCTCAAGAATTTGGTAAGCAAAGAGTTTATGTAAGAACCACACCTCCAGTGTCAGCAAAAGTAGCACCTAGGAAATAAAAATGTCAAACGTATATTCGAAACAAATACAAAATAGAAATTTTTTATCTCCAATAGGATTTAAATTTACTCTGGCAAGATATCCAAAAGTTTCTTTTTTTAGTAATTCTGCTAGAATTCCAGAAGTCACAATGAGTGTGGCAACACAACCAAATTATTTGAATGATATTCCAGTTCCTGGAGCCAAAATGACTTTTGGTGATTTTAATTTGAGATTCTTAGTTGATGAGGATATGGAAAATTATATGGTAATTCATAACTGGATTACCGCTCTTGGTGGATCAGGAAGTCTTAAGGAATATGGAGATCTTATCACATCAAGTGATGGACTAAGAGATGAAAAAAAGGCATTTAGTGATGGATCTCTTAGAGTTTTAAATAGCAATTATAGAGATGTTGCGATTGTTAAATTTTTAGATCTTTGGCCACTTTCACTAACATCCCTTGATTTTACAGCAACAACTACGGATGTCAATTACTTCACTGCCGAAGTAAGCTTCAAATACACAATCTATGATATACTAGGTACAGACAATAAACCACTTTATCCATTCTCAAGCCCACGTGTAATATGAATCTTGATGACATTCAGGAGATGTGGCAGAGAGATTCTGTCATTGATCCTGACAACCTACACGATGAATCACTAAAAATTCCTCAATTACATTCCAAATATTATACCATCTACAATACAATTACTCTTCTTCGTGAGAAGGCACGAGAGACTTATAATAGAGTGCGTTTAGAACGCTACAATTACTACACAGGAAAGGCACCAGCAGAGGTCTATGTAGAAGAACCATTTCCGTATAAGGTAAGGGAAAAGGACGCCATAGAGAGGTATATGAGTGCTGATGAGAGACTCTCCAAAATAGACTTAAAGATAAGATACTATGACATTATGCTCAAGTTTTTAGAAGAGATTATTAAGACAGTTTCTAATAGAACTTATCAAATCAAGAATGCTTTGGAATGGCACAAGTTTCAATCAGGTTTCAATTGAGGCAGAAATGCCTCTTTTTTATTGCCAATAAATACCTATAACTGATATTATATGAATGTCCCATTTGATTATATCAAAAAAGAATGAGGTGTATTTAACTATTCAAGCAGAACCTCATATCTATTACGAACTTGCGGATCAGTTCACATTTGACGTACCAGGTGCTAAATTTATGCCCCAGTTTCGCAACAGACACTGGGACGGAAAAATACGTCTATTCAACACACAGACTGGTGAGATTTATATTGGTCTTCTAGATAAACTCACTCGTTTCTGTGAAAATCACGACTATACCTACGAATTTACTAATAATAAGTTTTATGGTCTTCCTTTTGAAGTCAATGAGATGATTTCAAAGGAAGGTGTAAAAGATTATATGACTTCTATCTGCAAGTATTCTCCCCGCGAATACCAAGTTGAGGGAGTATACGACGCTTTAAAACATAATCGAAAGTTGTTGATATCTCCAACTGCTTCTGGAAAGTCATTAATGATATATTCGATTGTCCGATATTACGTTGAGAAAGGACAAAATACTCTGATAGTCGTTCCAACGACATCGCTTGTAGAACAGATGTATAAAGACTTTGCAGATTACGGGTGGGATGTTGGTTCATATTGCCACAAGATCTATGCAGGAAAAGAAAGAGAAACAGACTCTCAGGTGATCATTACGACCTGGCAGTCCATCTACAAACTTCCCCGACAATATTTCTCAAGATTTAATGTGGTCGTTGGAGATGAAGCACACCAGTTTAAATCAAAGTCATTAGTATCTATAATGACAAAACTTTCTGATTGTAAATATCGTTTTGGTTTTACAGGAACTCTAGATGGCACACAAACACATAAGTGGGTTCTAGAAGGTTTATTTGGTCCTTCTTATAAGATTATTCGCACAGAAGAACTGATGCAGAAGGGTCATGTTGCCAAACTGGATATTAATATTCTTCTATTGAAACACCCACCGAATAAGTTTGAGACTTTTGAGGATGAAGTTCAATACATTATTAATCACGAAAAGCGTAATAAATTCATCAAGAATCTTGCCCTTGATCTTAAAGGTAATACTTTAATTCTATTTTCAAGAGTTGAAGGTCACGGACAACCTTTATACGAACTCATAAATAAGAGTATCGCTGAAGATCGCCACGTGTTCTTTGTTCACGGTGGTGTAGATACTGAGGACCGAGAAAAAGTCAGAGAAATTACCGAGAAAGAAAATAATGCTATCATCGTTGCTTCTTACGGGACTTTTTCTACTGGTATTAACATCAGAAATCTACATAATGTTATCTTTGCTTCCCCTAGTAAATCAAGAATCAGAAACCTCCAATCAATCGGAAGAGTCTTGAGAAAGAGCGATAACAAAACAAAAGCAACTCTATATGATATTGCCGATGATATCAGTTATAAGTCAAGAAAAAATTATACACTCAACCATCTAATCGAAAGAATCAAAGTTTATAACGAAGAAAACTTTAATTATGATATTGTAAACATTCCGCTTAAGAACTAATGGGAGAAGAGTTTTATTGTGTAATTAAATTAGTTTCTGGAGAAGAGATATTCTCATTGGTTTGTATCGATGAGAATGATGGAGACCCTTTGGTTATTCTTCAAAATCCAGTAATCATGAAAATGATGACAAATCATTTGGGTATCTACCTTAAGGTAAAACCCTGGATGGAATTAGCAAGTGATGATTTTTTTATTCTAAGACTAGATAAAATTATTACAATGACAGAATCAAATGATCAAGCAATAATATCTGTTTATGATCATTATCTTAATGAAGATGATAGTGAATCTATAGATTCAACTGGTAAAGTGAAATTATCTGATAAAATGGGATATATCTCCAGCGTTGAGGATGCAAGAAAAAAACTAGAGAATCTATTTAAAGATAATAAGAATATATAAGCCTTATCCCCTTATCATCCTGGACAAAGATATTCTACTCATTATTTCAATACTTGTCAAGCCTACGATTAGGTGGTATAATACTTCTATTAGTTTTAATAATTAAAAAAATGTCATGTCCAGAAAGAGAACAAACCAATCGCAACATTATGTAAACAACAAAGAGTTATTAGAGGCACTTATTGTTCATCGCACAAAAGTTGCTCACGCAAAAGAGAACGATCTACCCAAACCACGCATTAGCAACTATTTGGGAGAATGCTTTTTAAAGATTGCCACACACCTTTCATATAAGCCCAATTTTGTGAATTATATGTTTAGGGATGATATGATCTCTGACGGTATTGAGAATTGTGTTCAATATATTCATAACTTTGATCCCAATAAGAGTAGCAATCCTTTTGCATATTTTACTCAAATTATTCACTATGCATTTCTGAGAAGAATTCAAAAAGAGAAGAAGCAACTTGAAATCAAGACCAAGATCATTGAACGGACTGGTTATGATGAGGTTATGATGGTTGATGAAAGCTTGCTTTCTGGAAACACAAGTGACTATAATAGCATTAAAGACAACGTTCAATATCGTAGTAATCGATGAAAATTGCAATTTTGACGGACACTCATTATGGTGCCCGCAAAGGTTCTAAGTATCTCCATGACTACTTTGAACTTTTTTATGATAATGTATTTTTCCCTGCTCTAAAAGAACACGGGGTAGAAGCAATCATTCATATGGGTGATGCTTTTGATAGTCGTAAGTCGATTGATTATCAAAGTCTAGAATGGGCAAAGAGAGTTGTATTTGAACGTCTGAAAGATTATGATGTTCATATGATTGTTGGTAATCACGATTGTTATTATAAAAATACCAATAGTGTAAATTCACCCAGTCTTCTTCTTCAAACCTATTCAAATATTAGGACTTATAGTTCTCCACAAACAATCAAAGTTGGTGGTCTGGATATTATGATGTTGCCTTGGATTTGTAGTGAGAACTATGATGAAACTCTCAATCAAATCAAAAAGTCCAAAGCAAAGGTTGCAATGGGGCACTTGGAACTTCAAGGTTTCCGTGTGAATCGCAATCTGATTATGGAAGAGCACGGATTAAGTCCAAAGATTTTTGATAAGTTTGCCAAAGTATTTTCTGGGCATTATCATACTCGATCTGATAATGGACAGATTTTTTATCTTGGAAATCCTTATGAGATGTTTTGGACAGATGTGAATGATAAAAGAGGATTCCATATTTTTGATACGGAAACCCTCACCCACACGCCAATTAACAATCCTTATAAATTATTTTATAATATTTACTATGAGGATACACCTTATCAGTTGTTTGATGCTACTGAGTATGAAAACAAAATTGTTAAGGTAATTGTTCGTAAGAAATCAAAACCAAAAGATTTCGAAAAGTTTATTGATAAACTTTATACCGTTGGTATTCAAGATCTTAAGATTGTAGAAAACTTTGACATTCAAGAAAGTGAAGATTTTGAAGTCAATGAAGAAGAAAATACAATGTCAATTTTGAATCGTTATATTGATGATTCTGAATTTGAGTTTGATAAAAATATCATCAAAGGAATATTCCAAGATCTTTATAGGCAAGCTTGCGAAGTAGAGTAAAATGTTTCTTCTAACTCTCAAAGAACACAAAGATGATGGGGCATATGCTGTTCAAGATAGGAATGGACAAAAAGTTCTATTTCTTTTTGAAGAGGAAGATGATGCTGTACGCTATGCACTAATGCTTGAAGATCAAGAAGAGCAAGAAATGGATGTTGTGGAAGTGGATGCAGCCCTTGCCATAAGAACCTGTAAGATGTATAATTATAAGTATGCTGTGATCACACCTGACGATATCGTTATTCCTCCTAAGAATGTTAGTATTTCACAAGATTAAATGGAAAAATTTTCTTTCTACTGGAAATCAGTGGACGGAAGTTGATTTTGAAAAACACCATACGAATTTAATTATTGGAACAAATGGTGCAGGTAAATCTACAATTTTGGATGCACTTACATTTGTTCTTTTCAACAAACCTTTTAGACGGATTAACAAACCTCAACTAGTTAATACCACAAACGAAAAAGATTGTGTTGTTGAGATTGAGTTCTCTGTGAATAGTAGAGACTATGTTGTTCGTCGCGGTATCAAACCAAATATTTTTGATATTGAGGTTAATGGTAGTCTTCTTCATAAAGAAGCAGATGACAGAGCAAATCAAAGAATTTTAGAAGAAAATATTCTCAAGGTCAATTATAAATCTTTTACTCAGATTGTGATTCTGGGTTCCAGCACCTTTGTGCCGTTTATGCAATTGACAACTTCGAATCGTCGTGAAGTGATTGAGGACCTTCTGGATATTCGTATTTTTTCTGCGATGAATAATCTTATTAAAGATAAGATTCGTGAGAAAAAGGATCAGATTAAATCTCTTGAACTTAAGAAAGAAACTCTTAAGGATAAGATGAAGATGCAACAGAGTTTTATTGAAGAACTCGAAAATCGTGGTAATGCCAATATTAATGCCAATAAAGAAAAGATTACCAAGTTAGATGCTGAAGTTGGCGTTTATATGAATGAGAATGCTTTAACTGAGGAAAGTATTTTTAAATATACGAAAGAGCAGGAAGAAGTTATTGGTGCTGATGATAAGTTAGTAAAACTTAACAATCTGAAGGGTAAGATCTCGCAGAAAGTATCTGCGATTACCAAAGAACATAAGTTCTTTACAGAAAATACGGTCTGCCCTACTTGTACCCAGACTATAGAAGAAGAGTTTCGGTTAAATAGAATTATAGACGCTCAAAATAAGGCAAAGGAACTCCAGAAAGGTTTTCAGGAACTTGAGGAGACTATAAAGTTAGAACAGGAGAGAGAGCGTCAATTCACAGTTCTATCTAAGGAGATTACGAAACTCAACCATGAGATTTCTCAAAACAATACTCGGATTTCCCTCAACCAGAGACAAATACGAGACCTTGAAT